GAGAAGGAGTGGGGAAATGAACGGAAATGTAAAAATTGAAGCGCCAAAGCAGCCAGTGACGAGCGGGACTATTCACGAACCCGTTTGCGCCGAGTGCGGCCACGGGAAAAGCTGCCATCAGGAACAGTGGGGCGGAATTTGTGTAGGCTGTCCCTGCTCAGGATTCAAGCCGAAGCTCGAGACGCTCAATCCGAAAAAGTGGAAAGTGCTCATCCGCGCGTCAGTCAAAGTCATGCTCTGCGTGACGCACGAGGCGCAAGAATGAAGCAAGTACCATTGTTGATCTTGGGTGATTCGCCACTCGGCGTTACGGGACTCGGAAGAATCGGCGCACGCAGCTTGAGGATTTCAACTAGCCCCTCACCGGGCACGAACCGGCCAGCGGAGAGGAAATGTTATGCAACTGTGGGTAGTGGGAACGCTTGACGGCGCGGTAAAGCCGCCGATGGAACTGGAAGTTTTCGAAGCCAACCGGCTCGCGACCGCGATCGCAAAGGAGCAGCGAGATTCGAAGCTCACTCGCCAGGAGTCAATTTCCCAGAAGCCAACTCCCGGTCTGCGGCGGCCAGTGCAACCCGAACGAGCCAGGCGTTCATACTCAACCGCGCGTGCTTCGCGGCGCGTCTGACCAGGCGGTGATCGGCCCCGGAGCCGAATCGGATCTGGAGCAGAATAAATTTTCTTTTCTTCTTCGCGTTCGTCATCGTAGGTGTACTATACCACTAATGCACATCGCCTACATCGCCGCAGCCTTCGTCATCGGCCTGGCTCTCGGCGTCTGGGCAGGCATCGAGATCCATGAATCGTGGACATTTTACCGGCTCGTCGATCTCAAAAAGCGGCTGGAACATGAGTAACCGGCTCGACTTCATCATGGATCTGCTGCCGCCGTCCGTGAATCACTATTTGGATCACGCGAAGGGGCAGCACGGCAAAACGCCGGAATCGATTCTCTTCTGCGATACATTTGCCCTGCTGATCCGGAAGTTAAAAACCCCGCAGCCGTACGTGATTGCGGATCGCTTCCAGGTCGAGCTCCACTACTGGCCCGGCCCGAAAGGAAAGGGCGACGTGGACAATCGCAACAAACTCCCCCTGGATTGCTGCGCAAAAGCCTGCCTGTTTCGCAACAGCAAGGGCGACGTGCTCTCCGACGCATGGGTGAAACGGCTCATTATCGAGATCCACGACGAAGGAAAAGAGCGGCAAACCGGCCCTGAAATGCGCGTCATCATCGAGGCTCTATGAGCGACTGCGGTGTATGTGTCGGCGGCAACTACGATTTCGAGACTACGGGTTATAGGTGTGTGATTGTGCACGCCCGCCAAGAATGGGAGTGCATCGAGTGTGGCTGCAAAATCCCCAAGGCGACGCGCTACGAACTGGCCAGCGGATTTACCGAAGGCTCGCACTGGAATTCAAAAACCTGCCTCATCTGCGCGGAAATAGCGGCGGCTTTCTGTTGCAATGGGCGCACGCATGGCAACTTTTGGGAAGACTTCGACGGCGCCGAGGCATTCTCGAAACTGACAACCGGGTGCTTCAGCAACCTCCAAACGCCGGAAGCAAAGGCCGAGTTGCAGCGCCGATGGATCGCATGGAAATTCGAGCAATGACCGCGCGCGAATGGCTGAAACAAAAGATGCCATGGCCAGGATACAAAGGGCCGCCGCTCAGAATCGTAAATGAAAGGGGATCAAACTGGATGACCGAAATGAATGGCAAGTATGTGATTGTCCGCACTTACAGCGCCGGGGTTTTTGCCGGAACGCTTGTGGCTCGCAATGGCCGTGAAGTAGAACTCAGTGACGCGCGGAGGCTCTGGTATTGGAAAGGCGCAGCCTCATGCTCGGAACTGGCGATGAAAGGAGTTTCAAGACCAGCCCATTGTAAATTTCCGGCGCCCATGGATTCAGTCTTGCTCTTGGAGGCGATCGAGATCATCCCCGTAACCGAAATCGCCGAAAAGAGCATCAAGGGAGTCACGCCGTGGACGGCGTGACGAAAATTTTTCCCGGGTACGGGTCCGGGGACGGGTACGGGTCCGGGTCCGGGGACGGGTCCGGGTCCGGGGACGGGCCCGGGGACGGGCCCGGGGACGGGTACGGGGACGGGTACGGGTACGGGTCCGGGGACGGGCCCGGGGACGGGTACGGGGACGGGCCCGGGGACGGGTACGGGGACGGGCCCGGGGACGGGTACGGGGACGGGTACGGGGACGGGTACGGGTACGGGTACGGGTACGGGGACGGGTACGGGTACGGGTCCGGGGACGGGTCCGGGTACGGGGACGGGTCCGGGTACGGGTACGGGGACGGGTCCGGGGACGGGTCCGGGTACGGGGACGGGTCCGGGGACGGGTCCGGGGACGGGGACGGGTCCGGGTAAAAAATCGAAAGCCCCACGCTGATCGCGCGGGGCTTTCTCAAAAACAAGAAAAGGGGAATCAATGAGCACACCGAAGACCATGCCGGACATCCGGGCGATGACGCCGGAGCAGCGGATTGACTTCACGCGCGAGCAGCTGGCAGTATGCGAGCGGATCCTGCGCGAGCAGCTCTGGCAACTCGAGGAGCTGCGCGAAATGTGGTACCGGGCCAAGGATGCCCTGGCGCAGATGGAAGCCAACAAAGCGGAGATCGACGCACAGAAGAAAGCCGGTGTGAATTGAAGGACACCACCCCGGTACCGGCAGCTCTCTTCTGCCAGATCTGCCAGCAGCCTATCCCCGACGACAGCGCCAAGCGGCGGAGCAACACCTGCCGCAAGACCGAATGCGTGAACGCGCTGCGCAGGTTCCGCGTTGCGGTGATGACCGCCGGCAAATGCCCGCACTGCTACCACCCCTCGACGCCGGAGGAGTGGGCCGAGTTTCGCCAGTGGCGCCAGTGGAAGGCGAACCAGGACGACACGACGCTCCAGAGCTTCATGAAAGCCACGCACGGCCTCACCTTGCGCGCCCTGGCTCGCAGCCTCGCCAAAGCCCTCGGCGCGGCTGTAGGCCAGCTGGAGGAGCGGCGCAAGATCATTCTTGGCCAATCCGCACTCCTCAAAGCAGGAGAACCGGACATGAGCACGCTGCCCGAAAAGGCGCTCGACGAAGTGATCGGCCTCGACAAGCTCACCGGCACCTGGCGGGAACTGCTGATTTCGGCTCATGAGTTACTTCCGGAAAAAGCTGTTGACCAAAAAGCGGCGGAGTGAGTTAGACTTGTCCGCGAGCGTCATCCGCCAAAAAGGAGCCCTCCCCCATGTCTCTTCATCAAAGGCCGTTTGGTCCCGCCTCGAATCTGCCCAATGTCCAGAACACAATTGCGCAGAGCGTGCAGGGAGAAGGTCCAGGGCCGATTCCGGCGCTGCAATCGATCACGTCAACGGCGGAAACGCTGCTCACCAACCCCGCCAACACCGCTCTCGCTCTTTCCTGCGCCATCCCGCCGAATACCAATCTCGAACAGGTCCCATGGGAATTCGAATGGTCCGGTTACATCAAGACCACCGCCAACGGAAACATCACCCTCAAGCTCTACGAAGGCACGGCCATCGTGTCGGGGAACCTGATGGGATCGAGCGGCGCCATCGCTCAGAACACCGCCAGCGCGCCATTCTGGGCTAACGGTAAATTTATTTTCGATTCGGTTTCGGGCAAACTCGAAGGCACGATCGGCTTCTTCATCAACGGCAGCCTGGTTGCCACGGTCGCGATTTCGAATGTGCTCACCGGATTTTCGAACACCGCAGACGATCCAGTGGTGCAGTTCTGCGCTTCGATCACATCGAGCGGCGCCGCCAGCGGCACGCCGACAACCATCAACACGCAGAATTTCACCTGCGGTTAGAACTCTCAGTTGAGTATCCAAAAGTGTGTAGGCTCCCAACCGGGCCGAAGCGAGTAGGAAGAAAAACTGAAGCGCGGGGCTGAAGCAGCAGCTCCGCGATAAATCCAAGGGAGCGGTGATGGCTGAAGAAAAAGAGACGAAGCCGAAGGCGGCGAAAAAGCACCTGCACCGCGTCACCCATGAAGTCGTGCGCGACAAGCACGGCAAGCCGACCGGCGAATCAGTCATGCACCACCAGTACAAAACCAACCCCACGGACCCCCACGCCGAGCCGGAACGGGTCGCCGGAGTCCACAGCAATCCGGAAGATGCCGGCGAAGCCACTACGGGCGCGCTGCAGGAGGCGATGGGCCAGGGCCCAGGGTCAGGCGAGGCCGAGCCAGGCGAAGGCGCTCCAGCAGCCGGTGGAGCAGCTCCAGCACCCGGCGGCGGCGAGCCAGGGATGTAGCCTTGATCGAGGCGATCGTCGACTCAGCCCGGCTGGACACAGACCCCGCTTACCGCGAAGAGATACGCTTCCGTTTCGAGACCGATCACTTCTTCGCAGCCGCGGCGATGGGCTTCAACCAGTTCAACCGCAAATTGCACGGCCCTGCTGTCGACCTCTTCTTTCCGAAAAACCGATCCCTCCCGATCGAGGAGCAGGATCCGATCCATTCCAGGATGCATCTCGATCCACGAAAGACTTTCAAAACCACCCTCGGCCTGGTCGACACCGCGCAATGGTTCGCGGCCCACTCGGAAAGGCTCACTGCGCTCTACGAGACGGCCACACAGCCGCTCGCCGCCGGCATGATGGAAGTGACGGTTCAGCACTTTGGTCGTGGAATACTTGGTCGGTTGTATCCGGAAATCGGCTTCAACAAACGCAAACGGGAGGACTGCTACGACTGCTCGACCAGGCGCGACCCGTCGATTGATCCCTCCATCGGCTATACCTCGCCGAAGACAGCGCAGGCCGGCTGGCATCCGCTTTTGCTCAACAATGATGACGTTGTCGATGCGATCAACTCCGGCAAGCACGCCACAGACGATGTGCGCAAAGCTCTCATCAGCGTATGCACCACCAACAAGAACACGCTGCGCGCCGGCGGCTACTTCAACATCCGCGGTACTCGCTACCACCCCGAAGACTATTACGGCCACGAGCTCGAAACGCTGAATCCGAAAAAGTGGAAAGTGCTCATCCGCGCGTCAGTCAAAGTCATCAGCGGCGAGGCGCTAGTGCGAGGCGAATTCCCCGCCGAAGAGGATCTCATTTGCAATTTCGCCGAGCTGCCGGAGATGGATTACGACTCACTGCGCGATCTCTTCATGGCTGAATTCGAAACCTTCATGTGCTTCCGAGCTGGCTGCCGCGTTCTCATGGCCGATTGGACAGAAAGACCGATCGAGCAGATCAAGATAGGCGACGAGGTTATAGGGTTTGAGCGAACGGCGCGTTACGCGATCAAACTCAGAAAAACCACCGTGAGTAAAATATTCACGCGGCGTGCCGAGGTAGCCAGAGTCACGACGGATTCGGGTCGCGTCACCCACCCAACTTTCGACCACAGATTTCTCCGTCCGCCAAACGGGGGGGAACTTCAATATCGCCCTCTGAAGGTCGGAACCAAAATGGTATCCGTCTACACACCATCGCAACCATGCGAACGTGAAGGGCAGCGCGATTTCGACTGGTTAGGCGGCATGTTTGATGGCGAAGGGTCGATAAGTCGGGCCGGCACCGTGATCTATCAGAAACAGACCGAAAATCCAGAAGTGCATGCCGAGCTCTTGAGGGTACTTCAACGGCTTGGAATTAGCCACGGAATGGGAATGACCCATACAACTGACCGCTTTGCGCTCGGAGGCGGCAGATCTTTCCTGATTCGATTACTCCAAAATGCGCGCATGGCAAAACAAGGCCGGATTCTCGCGACCCTCTGGGGCGCTAGTCAAATTTCCGAAACGACCGGGAGAGCCGGAGGAGGTAGGCATCCCATCGTTGCAGCGATGGAATCGATGGGCGAGGAGCAAGTCTACGATTTTGAGACGGGCACGCACAACTTCGTATGTGACGGGTTCGCGGTCCACAACTGCCAGCAGCAGAACGACCCGATCGGCGCATCGGTGTCGAAGTTTCCCGAAAAGATGTGGCAGGCCTCGCTCTATCCCGTCGATAAGATCCCCGCGATCGGCGACGGCACCTATGTTTGCTGGCGCCTGCCATACGGCGGCAAGCCGTACATGGTTGACCAGGCTGAAGGCGCAGCGGCACGCATCGTCGGCGGCAAAGTTTTCGTGCTCGACACCTGGCAGGGCAGTTATGCGCCAAGCGGACTCGGCGAAAAGATCGTGAAGACGCTGAAGCTCCACGAACCCGACGCGCTCATCATCGAAGAGATGCCGGGCTCAGAGTACATGGGTTCGATCATCCGCACCGAAATGCTTCGCCGCAACGTCTCGACGCGGGTCGAGTGGGTTCCTTTCGAAGAAGACGACCATGTGCGGGCGCAGGCGATCCTCAACCTCGAGCCGATTATGAAAGCCGGCCGGCTTTTGATGTCGCAGGGCATGACCAACATGAAGGAGTGCCACCGGCAATTTACCCGCTTCGGCATGATCGGCCAGAACGGCATCATCGACGCCATCCGCCGGATCGCCGAGAATTCGCATATCTCGCTCATCCGCGCGCAAATGACCGAGGAAGAAATTTTGTGGCAGCAGCAGCTCCGCGAGGAGCAGCAGTGGAATCAGATTTTCGAACAGCAGGGCGTGCCTCTGATCGACGAAGAGGCGAAGCGGATCGCGCAGGCGAGTATGATGGCCATGGAATCGGCAGTGACTTCGAACGGGCTGCCGCCGCTGCCCGGAGGTTTGGACGGTTGACGATGAAGATAATTCCGCTCACGCAGAGGCAAGTGGCCATCGTCGATGATGAGGATTTCGAGTTTTTGAATCAGAGTAAGTGGCATGCTTATTGGAATGATTACACCCACTCCTTTTACGCGATTCGGCACGTGTGGGCTGCCGGCAAGCAGAAGACGCTCTGGATGCACCGCGTGATCTTAGCGTACGATCGAGCGGCCCTGCTACACTTCGGACAATTCGCACTCCTAAATTTCCCCGCGGAGGCGCATCTTGTCAGCTAGCGTTCTAGAGCTCGCCGCAGATATCAACCCACAGATTCAGCCCAGCCAGGTAACAACGACCGACGGCGGTGTGAAAAAGCCAGCATTTGATGACGATGCCGCAGCCTCCATCGTAGTTTCGGATTACCAAAAGGCAAAAGCGTACCTCGAAACGAACAGCTGGTTACTCGAATGGCAAGCGGCCGACATTTTGTACCAATCGCCAGTGAACGATCGGTGGGTGCGCGTGGCAGACGGACGGCCCGTGAGGATCTCGCGCTTCCTGGTTGCGAAGAACACCGTGACCATGGCGGGCCAGGTCCACAACGGCGTATGGGGGAATCAAAAACCGTTCGTGCTGCAGCCGGAGGGTGATTCGACCGAGCTCCAGATGCAGGCGTGGACGCATCTGCTTTGGGTATTGATGAAGCGCGCGAAAGCCGAATACCACTTCAGCCTGGCGAACGAGTCGGCGGCGCTCTATGGAACCGGCATTCTCCGCCCCGGCGTCGAAACGAAGAAGGTCATCAAGAAAATCCGTAAACGACAAAAACCGGAGGCGGAAATCCCGCTGCCACTCGGTGGGACCGAATCCGTGCCGACCGAGGAAAGCGACGATTTCAAAATCGTGCCCGAGGAGATCGAAGAGACCTGGCCCTTCATCGAATACATGCGCCTCGGCACCGCGCTATTCGATCCGGACTGGCGCACGCCGAATGCTCCGGAGGAGAGCGCACGCTATGTGATCGACTACGAAGTTGTCGATTTCCAGGGCCTGCAGCAGCTCTCAAAACTCTCGTGCTACAAGAACATTCCCAACCGCGAGGAGCTCGAAAAGTTTTTCCTCGATCGGCCGCAAGGCGACGCGGCGCCGGCGTCGATGACCGCCGACCAGTTCACCAATCAATCGAGCGTTGTCGCGCACGCCGAAGGCGAACAGCGCCAGATGAGCGCGGATCCATTCGTCAAGCCGTACCCACTAATAACCAAATGGGACGCCGAGCGCGTCACCGTGGTTTGGTGCGTCGAAGGCCGCTACATCGTGATCCGCAACGAAGAACACGACATGGGCGACCACGCGCTGCACTACACCATGAATTGGTGGAATATCCCAAATATGGGCTACGGCATGGGGATCGGCCGGCTCAACTCCGGCGATCAGCGCATGGAGCAGGGCGTACTCAACGAAGTTTTGAAGATGATCGGGATGTGGTTTAACACGCCGCTCCTCATCCGCCGCGGCATGAATGCCCCGACGCAGAACGTGATCGCAGGCCTGGCGACCTTCCTCCAGGTCGATACCGCGCCAGGCGAACACGTTCGCGACGCCGTGGGCTACATCGAAAAGCCGGCGATTCCGAAAGAAGCGTGGACGGTCTATCAGGAAGCGAAGCAGGGCGGCCAGGATCTGGTTGGCGCGAACGCGACCACGATGCAAGGCAACCTCGGCGGCCCCGGAAGCTCCGCCATGCGTACGGCCGCGGGCGTCAATCGCGTGGGCGGCAAGGCCGATGAGAACGTCGCCGGGCCGGTGCGCTGGCAGGCGAACGCGCTCGAGCGGTTCATCTATTTTTTGATTGACGTCGTGCGACTGAAGATGCCGCCGGCCGAAGTGCGCAGGATTCTCAAAAAGAAGTACTCCGATGCGCTGATCGGACCCAAGGGTGAGCTCAACGTCGAGAAGATTTTCGCCGCCGAATTCACGGTGAACGTGCTTGCCGGCCAGCGCATGATGGCGCGCCAGGCGATTCAGCAGCTCATTCCATTCTTGCTGCAGATCATCCAGCAACCGCAGGCGCTCGATGCGCTGCACCAGACCGGCCGGACCATCGACTTTACTTCGATTGAGGATCTCTTCATTCGCATGAGCGAGCTCGACGGCAACGCCGACAACATCTATCGCGACATGACGCCGCAGGAGATGCAGAGCTACAAACAAAATTCGCCCGGCGCGCAAAAGGTGCAGGGCCAGCTCCAGGTCGAGGATAAGCGCGGCCAGAACAAACAGCAGGCGATCCAGGCGCAGGGCCAGGTGGATCAGACCAACAAGATCACCGAGATTGCAGCCGAGCACATGGCTGGCGCGATACCCTTGGAACGCGCCGAGGGCCTGGTCGAGCGCAATCAGGATGAGGGATTTTTGAAGGGCGGCGTGCCCGACGCGCTGGCAGAATAGGAAAGGGGAACCAATGACGACGCCAAAGGCAAAAGTTGCAATAGCCAGGAAAGCTCTGAAGAAAGCAGCGAGCAAGAAGAAAGTGAAGAAGGTTCCAGTGTCGCTCGACCTGCACGAGACCGCCTCGAAAGAGGCCCCAGCCCTCGAAGTTGTGATTCACGATCCGACCCTTTTTGAGCAGTTTTTGGCTTGGCTCAAGTCGCTCTGAAAATGACCCAAGCGAATCAACTGATGACAGGCGAAGAAGAAATCCCCGATCGAAAGCCGACGCTAGAAAACTTCCTCGCCGGCGTGCCGCTGAATGCCGAGATGGAGCAGCTCGCCCGCGATGTGATGGAAGAGGGCGAGCCCGAGACAGCCGAAGCCGAATTATCGACGGATCCGTTCGATCCCTTGCGGGCTCTCAATGACGCCGATCGCAACGCGCTTCGGAAACTCATCCAGGAGCCGGGCTGGGAAGTACTGTGCCGGCTGCGCAAAAGGACTTGCGCCGAGGCGGAGAAGGCGGCTACACTCGTGTCCCAGCAGGATCCGCTCAGAAATGCGGACAAAATCGCCGCCGGCTGGGCGTACATGGCCATCTACCGGCAGATCCTCGACAGCGAAAGCGGACTGATCCAGGCGGAGCTCCAAAAGCTCGAGCCGAAGAAGAAGAGGCAGACGCAGTGAATATCGGCAGGCGCGGATTTCTCGGATTACTGGCTGGCTTCCTCGTGGCGCCGCGGGCCAAAATCTCAGACTGGACGCGATATTGGCGACCAGGCAATCTCATCTACCGGGCGCCCACTCAGGCTGCTTACTTCGTCTTAGATCCCTCGCAACCTCTTCCGCCGCATTCGGGAGTCATCAAGGCTGTGATCGGCCAATATGCCGATTACTACTCAGAGCACGACGGCATGATCGAAGCGGGACCAGGTTGCAGCGAGCGGCTCGCCGCGCGGATCGCCGCGCTGCCGCCGGGCGATCCGGGGAAGATGGAGCGCATCGCGCGCCGCCTCGAAACAGGAAGGGATCAGCGAGCATGATCGCCGGATTCAAAAAAGCCGAGGAGCATCAGACGCAGCGCCACTGCATCGCGCATCCGAAGGCGCTCGCGATCGGCTTCGTGTACAAAACCGATCTGCAGGGCAGCGTCGACAGAAGTTCCCGCATGCCCGCGTGCATTGAGTGCGCCCGCGCCGCGGGCTACAAAGAGGGCAGCATGAAAGTATCGGAAGCATTGGCGAAATATTATAGTAATCCGTCGCCATATAAAACGGCGTGGGAAGAATTCTGCCGACTCCACCCCGATTCGCCCCTTCTGCGGGCCTCAGATCCGAATGCTCCAATTCTCTTTATACCTTTCAACTTGAGGCCGCCCGCATGAAAGCCTACTGGCTCACGGGGAAGAAAGGCGCGGAGCAGCCGAGCGACGAAGCAAAGCCGCTCGACGATGGCCGCTTTTGCCGCGTGACGGATCTCGAAGACGGCTCGCAGGCAGTGAGAACTTATGGCAAGACGCCGGATGAGGTTTACGGGAAAATCGAAAAGACCAGCATGCACGCACGCGCGCATCTTGCCAGTCCCGCCAGGCAGCCTGCAGGGCCGATTCCCGCGACGGTCAAGCCTGCGCCCACCCGCCGGCTCACGCTGACGGCCGACGAGCAGATGCTGGCGACCAGCGAACTGACCAATCCGGCAAAGGCGCCGGGCGCGATTGTGAAACTTTTCGAGAATGCGACCGGCATCGATACCGAGCAGATCGCCGCCAGAGGCTTTGAAGCGACTGCGATCGCGTGGGCCGCGACGCATCCGGAGTTAAAGGATGTTCCCTACAATAAAAAGCTAATTTTCGACAACGCGCGGAGCCGGACAGGCAATATTCGGCTCATCACCGCGGAGATCCTGGAGCAGTGTTTTCAGGAATTGAAGCAAGGGGGATACCTCTTAACGGAGGAAGATCTCCCCGACGGCATCCAACCCCCAGCTCTACCAGTGCTCCCGGCCCAAAATCCGGACTCCCGTACTCGGCAGACCGACGCGGCCTTTGCAACCAGCCACCGGATCAACCGGACCGGCTCGACGCAACTGCCTCAATGGAAACCCAAGTGGACGCGGGAGGAATTCGATAAGATGCCGCTCAAAGAGTCCGATCGCTTGCTGCGTGCACGCGACAGGGACTACATCGAAGCGGCAAATTATCACTATCCGCCCCGTCAGGCGCGCGCGTAGCGGCCGGGAGCAGAAGCAGTGAAACATACTCAAAGAATGAAAGGGCCACGTACGCTCGATTTGAATAGCGTGAATGTGGCAGCGTGCGCGCTGGTACGCGGGATTCTGCTTCCAGGCGTGCGCTTGACCCTGGCCGTGGGCTGGGTGCTGTTGGTGCTCGGAATGGCCAGCTACACCGCCTCGGCTATGTCGCTCCACGAGGCAGCAGCCTACGCCACCGGCGCGATCTGCGGCGATGGCGCCTCGCCGGCTGCACAGCAGACCGGCAACATGCCGCAGGCTGGGCTAACCGTGCACTACAACAAGGCATTTATGAAGTTTCTCGCGAAGAAGCTGAATAAATTGCAACTGTGCACGCGCATGACGATGCCGGAAAAGAGCGGTTTGACTTTCCGTAATTTCATGCTCACCCCGCCCATCGGCCCGAATCTCACCCAGCAGACGCAGGGCACGATCGGGCAGCCGATCACCATCACCTGCAACTTCCGCGATATCGTGATGGGCCAGTGGGCCGACTATACAAATTTCAGCGATTTGACCTTCATGACATCCATTTCGGATGACTTGATGAATTATCGCCGCATGATGGCCTATCGCCTGGCACAGACGATCGACACGCTCATCATGATTAACCTCGACTATCTGCGCACCCTGGATACCAATACATCGAACCAGGATTCGACCGTGGGGCCGCTCTATGCCTTCACCAAGCAGATCATCGAGCAGATGCCGCCCAGCCTCTTCGGCCAGAACGTTGCGCCGATGCAGACCGGCTATTTCTATGGCTCGATCCATCCCTTCTTCGTCGGCGATGTGTTCGCGCTCGACAACACCAACAATTCGGTTGTCGACATCCTGAAGCACACCCCCGAGGGTCAGCTCAAACTCGAGGAGCTGATGGACGACGACGACGACGGCGAAATCAAAGTACTCGAGCTCGCCGGCACACGTTGGCTGCGTTCGACCAACCAGACGACCACGGCTAACTGGCAGGGATCGGGACTTACCGCCATCTCGACCTACTGCACCGGCGAGGATGCAATGGTGTTCGTCAACCTGCCGAGCGCCAAGCACACCGACCCGCATCCGAAGTGGGAGAACATGGACCTGTGGGCTGGCGAATATGCGCGGTCGAGTTACGATCCGGCCGGTGTCATCGCCGCGGGTACGAGCTATAACACCATCCTCGGCATTGGGCCGAGCCCCGACAATGTGAGTCGCGCGCGCATCGCGAAAGCTGTGCCGCAGACCACCTAACAGGCTTCTCGCGAAAAGGCGAGAAGAACAAGGCAACTTCCCCGGCGAGTCGGTCTCCTGTTCGCCGGGGGATTTTTGAGGGAGCATTGTGATGGAAGATTTTAAGCCTGAGAAACTGGAAGAGATCTCGCTCGAAGAGATGCAAGACATGTCTCTCGAAGAAATCCAGAAGGCGATCGCGATCGTCGATCTCCAGACGAAGATGCTGGCGCGCAGCCGGCAGATCGAAGAAAATCAGACTTTCACGCAGACCCGCGAACAGCGGAGCGCGCAGAACAAACAGCGGCAGGCGTTGCTCGCAAAGGCCGCGGGGCTGCAGCGTTACATTCAGCGCGAGGTATGCCTCCATAAGCAGGGCGGCGGGCCCGAGGATCAGTACGAGGGCGATGGGAAAAGCGCACTCTATATCTCCCGCGTGTTTTTCTCCAATAATTTTTTGATCCAATGCCCGCGCTGTGATCTGCACGAGCAGCGGCCACATCTGGGGCGCAAATCGAAGAAGCCCCAATTTCCCGGCGAAACGCCGCAGCAGATCGGAGAGCGCATCAAGCTCTACAACGAGGACGTGAGATTTTACGAAAACTTGCTGAAGGACGCGAAGACGAACAAACTCCGCCCGATGCTAGGTCCAACGTGGGAATATCAGGACGACGATGGAAACACCTTCATTCCCGAGTGGAAGTAAACCCGTAAAGATTCTCAAGACTGTGAAGTTTCAAGCGGGCTGTTAAGTTTCGAGCACCAATGTCGTGAGCGCCGCCGGCGCGGAAAGCAGGATCATCAATGTCGCAATTCGAGACACTCACGCAGGGACCGAGCAACGCGACCGGCCAGAACGGGAATGCGCCAGGCCTGGCGCTGGATAGCAAGAATGGCCTGTTGGCCGCGATCGGCGCAGGCGGCGAGCAACTGCTCACGGCGGCGATTCTCACTCTCCAGGAGCAGACGGCGCTCACCACGATCACGACGGCGCAGAACCTCATCAGCCAGGCGTTGAATAGCTGGCTGTTGAATCGCGTCAACCGGACATTGCGGATACGCGGCCGCGGCATCTACACGTCGCCGGGAACGACCGCGCCGGTGCTGACGTTCGCTCTCAACCTCGGGGCGACAAATCTGGTTTCGATCACCGCCGCGGCACTGTCAACGACAGCCTCAACGAATATGCCGTTTTCGTTTGAATTCAGCTTGAGCGTTGCGGCGGCGGGCGGATCGGCAGCGACCATCGAAGCGCATGGCGAAGTGAAGTTGAATATCACCGCGAACACACCGGCCGCGGCCGTGGCAAGTTATCTCGACGGCAACACAGCGGTGATCGGTTCGCTGAATCTGCAGCAGGCGCTCACACTGGCTCTGACCATCGCCTCAACGTTGAGCTTGACCAGCATGCAGCTTTTGTTTGCGCAGATCGAGGTAAGCGGCAACTAACGGTGACTGACTTTGAGAAGAGAGATTGGACTATCGAAACAGTGCGCGAGCACGTCCTGGCCGTCATGGATGAGCGGGATCGCCGCTACGAGCAACGTTTCCTGGCGTCGCAAAAAGCAGTCGACGAAGCTAAGCTGGAATCGCTGAAAAAGTTCGAAAATACGAACGAATGGCGCTCCATGATCACCGACGCGCAACAAAACTTCGTTACGCGGAAAGAGATTGAGCCCGTCAACGAGCAGCTCAACAAGTGCGTCACTTGGCCAGCCGTCTTTGCCATCGTGAGTGCGACCGGCGTAATTATCGGAGTGGGGATCGAGATTTTGAATTTTGCTTTGTTCCAGCACAAGTGAACTGCTGGCTGTGCTACATTGACCATCGGCTTGTGTTGCGCCGAGCCGACACTTACAGGCGGAGGATTTAAATGAGCTCGCATACCGACGAACAGGCCGTTAAATTATTGGAAGCAATCCTCCATCTCCTCCGCCGGATCGAGCGTAAGCTCTTTTCGGATGACTCTTTCGTACCAGCAACCAGCGTGGTCATCACGCAGATTAGGACTACTCCCGTGCAAACCATCTCCCCCGGCAACTCGCCCATTTTCCAGGCTTCTCTTCAACCCGTCAACGCAGGACCCTTCCTTGCCGCCAGTGTGGCATGGAGTGTGACCGGCGATCCCGGCGCCTCGGTCGCTCCTATCAGCACCGATCCTACCGGCCTGACGGCGACCCTCACTCTCAGCTCGGCTGTGGTGCTTGGTGCGATTCTACCTCTGACAGTGGTGGTCACCAACCAGGACGGCTCGACCGTCACCGCGACCGACACCCTGACGGTGGTTGCCCAGAGCACGCCTCCGCCTGCGTTCGTTCCGGCGACCGGCGTCGCGATCCAGCAACTGAGCTAGAAACTTTGCAGAGGGGGAAGCGGCCGCCACCAAAGGGCTGCTTCCCTTATTTTTCGAAGAAACGAGGAATTTAAAAAATGGCGCGAGTACTCCAAAACATTCGACAGGCCGCGGCCGGAGCGCCGATCGGCATCATCCGCCCCGTAGCCAGCGTACCGAAGCCAACTTCGACCATCGAGGGCGCCGCGCCGCAAATTGCGAGATCGACGGCCGGGATGACGGTCGAGGATCGGCTCTCCGCGCTCGAGGCCGATATGGAGAAATTGAAGCGCGGCGGCGCTGCGGGCTCGGTTGCCGAGCTCACGCAGAGATTGGACGATGCCGGGTTGCTGCGCGAACAGCCTGCGAAAGCTGCTGCGCCTGGGTCTGAGTCTCAGGGGTAAGCGGGACCGGGCGCGCGCGGTTTAGGACTGATTCCCCTTTCGCCGCGCGCGTTCGGCTCTCCACCGAAAAGGAGAACATTATGTCGAGCCATCAGCATGAGGGCAAGCATCTCACCTTCGCCGATTTAGAAGTGGGAGAGCATTTCGATTGGGGCGGCAAAGAACACGTCAAATTGCCAGTCATTCGGACTGGGGCGGAATCGGGCTCTACCGGCTGCTACATCGGCGAAGTGAACTGCATTCAAGTCGGAACGGCGCAACTGTCCGGCATGGGGCCTCTGGTTAGCGTGAAGCGTTGGGACCTGATGGAGCAGAACGACCAATTCGACGCGCTGCTCCGCGCGTGGCATGCCTCCGATGGCCAGGCGCGCGCAAAGTTTCTGATTCTGACGCAAGAGGTCGTACCTTAAATGGCAGGAAACTCCACATACACGCTGCGGTCGGTGCTTGATGGGCTAGTCGGCCGCGGGATGAAAGACCCGTCGAAAGCTCCGTCAGGTGTAGGGCAGACGCTCACGCTCGAGCTCGCCAACGATGCGATGGCAGATTTGATCTGCGACCGTTTCAACTGGAAATGGAATTCGGCCCTGGCTGTGCCGTTTCTGACCAACTCCTGGCAGCAGGATTATCCGCAGCCCACGCAGCCAAACGGTGTGATCGGATGGGGCGAAGACTGCACCCAGACCGACATCAATAACACCATGATCCCCAAACCGAACTGGCGCGTGACTTGGCGCCGGGCTCTCCCGCGAATCTCTTCTTTTGAAAGCTACACGCCGCCGCCAGGCTGGCAGCTCCAGTGGATGTACAACCAGAATCTTAGTTTCGGTGTCTGGCCAGGCGCCAACGTGACTTTCTATGCGCTCATCACCGGCGGCGCAGTGATGGAAAACCCGATCATGAGCATGATCGACGCCAACGGCAATCTGCTCATCGTGACCGGCTTTGGTACCACCGGCAGCGCCGCGCCGCTCGCGGCTGTCAATGCGGCCGAGGGCGTGACAGTGACGGATGGATCGGTCATCTGGACGGTAGTTTCGCCGACCAGCCAGGGCTTTCGCGTGTACCCGCTGCCGAATGCGACCGGGCCGGTTTATCAAATCGCGCCGACCTATCAGCTCGATCCGCCAAAGATCGAGACGATCGGGCAGCTTCTCAACCCCATCCCCGACAGCTACGTTCGCCATTTCCGGCGCATCTTCCGGTATCACTGCCTCGGCGCCAGCCCCGACATGAACGACAAAAAGGAGTGGGAGGCCGGACAGCCGCGCAATCCGGAGGAATTCCCGCCCTATCTCGTTCCCACGCTCCAGGCGGCGCGCCAGGGCGACAAGGAAATCAACAGCTATGGCCTGCTCCCAGCCACGAGCCCCGTAGAGAACGTCTGGCCGAATTCGGCAGGCTACCGCACGGCCGACAACCCCTATTAGAATGGACGGGCATCCATGGCCGTTACAGTCAACCTGCAGCAAGTCATCACCTGGATCCAGACCGTGCTCCACCAGCAGCCGCTCAATGTGTCGAACATGGAGCCAGGCCTGACCTTCGCCAATTTGCTTTTACAGAGAATGCTCGGGCCGCCGATGGTTTGGCGTTTCAACCGCAGCAACGCCACATGGGCGATCTCGACTGCCGGCGGCACGGACACATCGGTTGCGATTGCCACGCTGCTTTGGCCGGAAGTCTACTGGCTTGTCGACAGTAACGGAATCGTGCAGCCACTCGAGGGCGCGGTCGCGCTGCCGAAGAGTGCGACGCAGGACCGGCCGACACTGGTCGCGCCGCAGTACGACGACAACGCCGGCAACATCACCATGCGGACGAACACGGTTCCGGATGCCAATTATTCGGCCTTCATGGATTTTCAAAAGAAGGCGCCGATCATTACCAGTTACGGCTCGACGTTCGGGCCGGTGCCAGATGAATTCGGTTACATCTTCCAGCGGCTCTATCTGGCCATGGCCGGCCAGCTCATCGGCGATCCGCGCACGCAGGCATGGTCGCAGGAAGGCGTCGCCGCATTGCTGGGTGCGCAAACCGGGCTCAGTGTGCAGGCGATCGCAATCTTCTTAGGCGAGTGGGATCGGTTCATGAACACGCTTGCCAATAGCCAGGCGCTGCAGAAGCTGGGCGCGGCGGGGTTAGCGAAATGACGGATATTTGTCCGGGTTGCGGAATGGATCGGGACCGACTCGGCCCATTAAAAGGCTTCAATCATTACGAAAGTGAGATCGTCCCGCATCGCCTATGCCGGGAGGGGCGGCCACTTTCAGATTTCCTCACTAAAGAGCAAATCGAAGCCATCGATCGCCTAGCCGCTGAAATGGGTATGCAGCTCGCGAAAACAATGGAGAAGTTAATTGCCGGGACCGTTTGACGCAGCGGGCGTAGAGAAGCAGCCGACAGCGTTCGGCGCGCTCGGCATGGGCGCACGCCAGATGACGGGCGAGTGGACCCAGCGCAGCCCCTACCGCGATGCCGCGGTGCCGTATCTCTACAGCAAATTTTATTCAGCGTCGCGCTTCGATTCGATCATCGACGGCATCAACCGCGAGATCTCGATGAGACTGACGGATGTGCGCCGGCCAGGCTCGAGCGTCTACAACACCAACACGTTTCCGCAGGTGTTGAGCTTCTATAGCTTTTCGTGCATTCAGAACCTGGCGCGCTCGATCCGCGTCATGCTGGATGGCCAGGACGGCAACGTTTACGACGGAACAGCCGGCGGCAAAGTAAATATATTTACAAAAACAGGGACGCAGAAAACCCGCTTTCTCGGCGTCGCCAATGAATTGTTTTTCACCGATGGCGTCGATCTTGAGGCCTGGCTCACCCCGAATCAGACCTGGCAAGCCTCGACGAACACGCAGCCGGGGCAGCTCATCAACTCCGGCGCTTCGCCCTACCATCTGCAGATGGCGCTCGGCGGGATCACTCTGCCGGCTGTTTCGACTTCATCAGACGGAACGCACATCTGGATTTACTTCGATCCGCAGGACATTCCCGACCAATTCGCCAACCTGCAAGGCGTGAATGTAAAGTTCACCGATTTCACCACCGCGACATCGCTCAATAACAACACGTACGCGGTGACCGTAGTCTCTTCGACGCTGGGCATTCTGCGCGTGACGCAGGCGCAGAGCGCGTACGTCGAGACAGCGGATCCAGGCCAGGGAACGACGGGCACGGGAATCACCGGCGCGACCATTCCGACTTTCAGCGCGACAAAATTTGCAGTGACCGCGGACGGCGGCCAGCAATGGAAATGCTATGGCCCGGCGGTGATCGCGTGGGGATTGCCGGCGCCGACGAAAGCCCCGATCCTCACGGCAGCGAACGGAACCAGGTGGTGGCAACCGAATTTCAGTGTGACCGCTTATTATGCGATCCTCGACAGCAACGGAAATATCGAGATCCCCTCGGTGGGCGCAACCCTTACCGGCCGGGCTTATCCGACATGGGCCGCGATCTCGACAACTTCCGTGGGCATCACATCGGACGGCGGCACGCAGTGGCTGAATCTCGGCGTGCTCGGCGCGTGGGCGCCATTGACCGTCTTTTATGTCTTCCCTTCTGGCGCGACCGGCGGGACTGGAACCTGCGTCATCCTGGATTCGAACGGCAATCTTCAGCGGGTTACCAATGGCAGCGGAGGAACCAGCGGAGCTACCGTACCAACGTGGGCGACGACCATCGGCGTAACGACAACCGATGGCGGTCTGACGTGGACGTGCTTGGGGCCGGGAACGATCCTCACCACGGCGACGATTCGATACGCTTTCTCGACGCACGGCGTCGACGGCAGCGTTTCGACGGCTTCACCTTTGGCGGTTGTGAATGGCCCAATCCTCGGACCGATGAACGCAGCGGCCGATTCGCCGCTCGATTATTTCGCATTGGAGTGCATCTTTGTCGAGAGTCCGAATCTCGATCAAACGGATCAGGTGTGGATCTGGCGCACAGCGCAGGGCCAGGCAACGCTCATCCTTGAGGATCAGCTCGCGATCGACAATTTCCAGAATCACACCGGGACGCGGCCGGCCGACAATTATAGCTTTTTGGTTTATGACGAGCTGGGCATCACCGACACGTCGACGAATGGGAATGGCGCGCTCGATGCTTTGATCGCGGCGCCCGTTGCGCTTTCGAACGCGCCGCCGGCGCTGCAGTCGACCGCTCCCGTGTATCACCTGAACCGCGTGTGGATGATTCTCGGCAACAGCGTCGTCTACTCCGGAGGGCCGGGTACGGTTGTAGGCAACGGCAACACCGCTTTTCCGCCGTTGAACGCGATCGGCTTTCAGGGCGTGCCCGTTCGCATGGTCGCGGTGACAGTTGAAAACGGAGGCTTGCTCGTCTATACGACCGCAGGCATTGAAATCATTTTAGGAACCGGCACGTCGACCAATCCCTTCTACGCGACGACCTACTATGACAAGGTGTTTCTCGCCGGCTACGATGCGCTCGACACCCTCGGCACAGCACACTACCTGATGGAATCGAATCTGAAGGTGAGCTCGATTGCGATCCAGTATCCATTCAATCCGCAGAGCGGCTACACGGAGGTGGGCTTCCCGGTTGGCGATCAGTTCATCAAGACGACGACGGGCGGGATCTCCGCATCGCTTTACACGCCAGGCGGAACTTTCATTTCGTGGAATATCGCGAACACCACCGACACGGCGATGTATGTTGCCGATGGCGCGGTAGGATGGCGGCGTATGTCGAATGCCGCACCGCCCGAGAGCGGATTGCTCTGGAGTCCGCGCGCGGCCATCAATGGCGGCACATCCGCAGTGCAATCGATCGAGGTTTCGCCGGGCGTGTTCCAAGTTCTCATCGGACCGCCAAGCGGCGGCGGAGTCATTCGCATGCGTGACACGACGGGAGCAGTTTTCACCGATGAAGCGCCGAACGGAGCGAGCAGCGCGCCTTATCCGGCATGGGATGTGAAGGGCGTCATCCTGCTTTGCACGACGGGCCAAACGGCAGAGCTCGCATGGGTCGCGACCAAGAGCGCGGCGGTCGGTAAGCGGCCGACGGTAGGAGTCTTGATGGATGAGATCCAGCCGACGCAGGCGCTGCCGTTTGCGATCCTGCAGCCGACTTCGCAGGATCCGCCGATTTTGCAGCCGTCGACGACAGCTTACTCGGACAAGTACGATTGCCTGCAAAACAGCTTCACGCTGAAGGGCGATTGCGTCTCGCTCAAATTTGACTATGGGACGCAGGCCTTCGCCGACGAGCTGCTCGACTTCCAGATTTTGGGCAAGAAAGACGAATTGAAACTGGCAGCGACTGCGGGGTGAGATTCTTATGGGCATGGCTTACCGTGGAACAACTCGCGTTTTAGGGGCGTGCGAGTGGACACCGGAATTCATGCCGGTATGTCGATTGCTCCGACATGTTCCTAAGCTCGCGGCAATGCGATGCAGATGGCACGCGGTGAGCCAGCCCCTGAAGGGCGCGCGATGACAGCGACGAAGACACTTCGATTCGATCCTGGCTATGTGCTCGAGCCGGCCAGCTTCGCGCATCGGGTCCTGGCCGAGGAGTGGACCGCGTGGGATAAGGACCACGCCGGCTGCGTCGATCCGCGCTTTTGGCTGGAGCAGGATGAATCGCGCGATAGTTACCTCGTCTCGGACGAATTCGGGCCGGTGATGTTTTTTAAGATCATCGTATGGATACTCGGCAGTCTCGAGAACGCATCATTCGAGACAGGGCCGAATCGAAAAGAGGCGGAGATCCACATGCAATTCATGCCGGCGACGACTTCGCACGATCACACGCGGATCGGCCAGGCGTTGCTCAAAGGGTGCCCGTGGCTGGAGCTGATTTTGATCGGCGCGGGGGTGAGCGAGATTTATTTCGACAGCACTTCTCCGGGGTTGGTAGCATTCACCACAAAGCGCATGGGATTCACCGAGGAGCGCGGCCAGCTAAGAAAGCGGCTGGAGCTATCGACGGCTGGCCAGAAATAGAATGGGAGGGTATCCATATCTGCGGCGCCACATCCACCCAGAATAACCTCCAGGCGGAGGACATGCAGACGCTGCAGGACTACAACTCCGCCTTCCAGCAGCAGTATGCCAATCAGCAGGCGATCTATGGCAAGGTAAGCTCCGTTCTCGATCCGATCCTGGCTGCGGGGCCGAACCAGACCGGCTTTTCGACGGGCGAGGAAAACACCCTGAATTCGCAGGCGGTCGAGGGCACAGCGGAAAATTATGCCGGCGCCGCGAAAGCGGTTGGCGAGGAGACGGCCGCCGAAGGCGGAGGCAATACCCCGATATCGGTTGGCGGCCAAACGCAGCTGAAGCAGGAAGTGGCCAACTCCGCAGCGCAGACCGAGAGCGGCGAAGAGACGCAGATCCAGGAGCAAAACTACGCCACCGGCCGAGAGAACTTCCAGAACGCCGAAGAGGGCGAGATGGCGATCGCCTCCGGAGAGAACCCGCTCGGTTATGAAGGCGCCGCCACGAACCAGGCGAACGCAACCGGCAGCGAGGCGAATGCGATCGCGTCAGAAAACAATTCCTGGTACAACGCCGCGATTGGGGCAGCCGGGTCGATCGGTTCATCGGTCATCAGCGAGAACCCCGGCGACATTTTCGGCTGAAAGTACGCTGTAATTACAGGGTAGTTAGCGGGTCAAAACGGAGAGCAGATGGACAGCGCCACAGCGGATCCCACGCAGCAGACACCGGCAGCAGCTCCGCCAGCGCAGCCAGCGGCGGGCGGCGGGAATGGTGCATCCACGCCAGGACAGCAGCCCAGCGCGGGGCCAAACTGGTCTGACGCCGCGACGGGTGCCAGCCAGCCGATGACCGCAGCGCAGCCGCCGGCAGCCCCGCCGCCTCCGCCGAAGAACGCCACCGCGCAGCCGGTAGCGGCGCCGCCGCCGACCGCGCAGCCGGTGCGCCCTGGCGGGCTGCGTGGCTTCGTCGACAAAATGCTCGACTCGATGGCTGGGACCGACACCAGCCGCGTGCGCAAGGAACCCGATGGAACGCTCTACCTGCAGCACGAGACGCCGACCCGCGGCCAGCAGTGGCTCAGGATCGCCGTAGAAGGGCTCAGGGGCGCCGCGGCTGGCATGGCGGCGGGGAAAGGGGCAGGCAACCAGGGCAAGGCTCTCCAGGCGGGCATAGAGGCCGGGGACAAGGCACAGGGGCAGAAGCAAGACGACTACAAAGAGCAGCAGCTGGCCGTCGCCAATTCGCAGGCGCTCAAACACCAGATGGCGGCGAACGCTTTTGCGATGACGCGTCTCCAGGTCAAGGCGGCGCAGGAAGACATCGACTTTTCGCAGAAGCGAGCCGATTGGCTCAAAGGCAGCGGGGGGGTGCCGATCGGGCATGTCACTCAATTAACCGAGCTCACGAAGTTGATGCGCGACACGCCAGGCTTTCATCAGGACCAGGCGCAGCACGATCTCATGGTGCCGGTGCAGCAGTACGACGAAGACGGCAAAGCGAACGGCTTCGAGATTTACAAAATGCCGCAGGGCTATGGCGAAGAGACGACGCCGCCGGGCACGGTGTTCCATGTCTTCAATCCGATTCTGAATGGCGGTAAAGGCGGCCTTGAGGAGCAGAAGACGACCGAGTGGACGCCGAAATCGAAAATCAATGCTTACGAAATGGCGGCCGGCACCGCGTCGCAGGATTACGCGCTCAAAGCGGCCGACGTAGCCGCGAAACAGGCTGAGCCAGGAAAGACCAATGCCGAAGCGGCCGAGGCTCGCGCTACCGCGCAAGTCAAGCCGAGCGAAGCAGCGAAAAATTATGCCGAGGCGGGTAAGGACAGGGCCGAAGCCGCTGCAGCGGGCGGAGAAAACGACGCTGGCACCGTCGATCTGATCGGCCAGGGCAGGGCTCAGCTCGCAACTCTCTCCCGCATGCTCTCGAAGAATCCGCAGCTACTCGAAGCTGTGACGCAGAAATACCCTGGTTTCGATGGCAACAAGGTGCAGAGCTATCTCAAGACTTACGAGGATTTCACCTCTGGCAAAACTTCGACGGCGCTCAATTCCGGCGGCGTCGCATTCAAGCATCTGCAGGAGCTGCGCGCCCTGAACACTGTCGGGAGCCATGTGCCCGGAACGCCGGCCTACAATGCCTACCAAAACAAAGCGGACACGGTATCGACAGAGCTCGCGAAATTTTACGGAGATTCGACAGTTCCCGGTATCGCGGCGATCAAAGGCACATTGACTTCAACATTACCGGGGACGCGCCAGGCTGCCATCAGCACGCAATCGAAGTCGATGGGCGACAAGATGGATCAGTACGAACAGCAGTGGAAGAACGCCGCGCCCAGCGCAGCTTATGAGGCTCCGCTGCCGGGGATCGGACTCGAAGCGAAAGAAGCGCGAGCAGCTCTCGATCCGAGCTATGCGCAGAGGTTGACTGTCCGGCTGAAAGCTCCGAATGGCGAATTGAGCGACGTGCCGTACCTGCAGATGCGCCACTATCTCGATAAGGGCGCGACGGTGGCTGAGCAATGAGCACCGCAGGATGGTTCGCCCAGAATTCTCCTTCAGGCGCGCCGCCGCCCTCCGCGCCGCCGGCTGCGAAAACTCCGGCAGCCCCTCCGAGCGCGACAAGTTGGTTTGCGCAAAACGGTCCCGGCACGGCCGCTCCTACCGCGCCGGCGACACCTTCCTCGGCCGAGGCGCCCTCGACGAGCGGAAAAAGCGAAGGCATCTACCAGATGAAATCGCCGGACGGCCGCCAGGTGCAGATTCCGTATTCAGGAGTGAAGACCGCCGGACCGAGCGGCTATCGATTCACGAACCAGGGAGAGCTCGCACGCTACGCGAAAGATCACGCCGCGGATCCGATTGACGAGGGTGCGGTCGATAAATATCTCGACAACGTGCCATGGTGGGACATGCCAGGCCACGCGCTCAATCTTTTGAGCGGTGTCGGTACGGGCGTCGAGAAGACAGCCGCAGGCCTCGACCGTGCGGTACGCGGCAACGGACCGCTTACCGGACCAGAGGAGCAACTCCAGCTCGACGCGGCGCGGCCGACTTCAGGCCTGCAGACGGCCGGCGAGTTTGGCGAGAACGTCGGGGAATTCTTTTCGGGGGAGGAGTTACTTGGCTTGGTCGGCCGAGGGCTGCAAGGTGCGGAGAAACTGAAGGCGGCGACGCAGGCGGCGCAACTGCTCGAAAAACATCCGATGATTGCGAAGCTGGTCAAGATCGGCCAGAACGCTGTGCGCCAGGGTGGAATCGCCGGCGCGCAGACGTTCGCGAAAACCGGAGGCGACACAGGCGCTGCAGCGAAGACGGCAATCGAGACGGGCGCTGCAGGCGGCGCGATCGAGGGGCTGGGAGCGGCCGCCAAAGTCGGGGTTTCGGCACTCACACCTAAAGTTGAAACCGGCGCCGCAGATTACGCAGCCGAAGCGCGCAATGCCGTCAAGCCACACCTTGAAGCTGCAGCGGCCGCGGTGAAGCCGCCGACGTTCGATGTAGACGGAGCACTTAACAAAGTCCACGATTTCACCGGCGCCTCGGATCAACTCGGCGCGGCGAACAATGCCGTGTACGAGCACCTGGACAAAGCCACCGGCGGCACGTTCCGGACGTTGAACAAAGAAGTGCAAGCAGCGCAGAAGGCGGCCGCGTACGGCGACAACGACGCCAAGGGCGCGTATATCGAAAAGCTGAACGAGATGGAGGACCTGCTCAGCCGGCACGACACCGGAATGTCGCCCGAGGATCTCGCCAAGGTCAAAGCGAGCTGGACGCAGAGTTACATCCTCAAAGACTTCGGCAACGCATGGGATAAGGCACTGAATGGCGTGCCTGGCGGAAGCAACGTAAGTCAGGAGCAGCGCGGGATCAACGGCGATGTGTTGATGAACGGGCTGCGCCGCGCAGTTGCAGACCACGGCCGGCCGAAGGTTGAAGCCGCGCTCGGCCAGGGCCGGCTCGATAATCTCGAAAACATCGCACGGCTGAATCGGACCAACGCGCAGCGGGCGACATTCAATCGCGGAATCAGTGAAGTGGCAAAATACTTAGGGCCCGCATACATCGCCGGCCGCATCGGCTACCACGCAGCCGGGCTGCCCGGCGAGCTGGTGGGGAACGCGATCGGCGCGGCCGCGAAGCCGGCGGCTGAAAAGGTGATGAACGCGGTGAAGGCAAATCCGAAGATCGGCCAGTATCTGACTTACGCGATCGACTCCGGAGCGGATCCGAAAAAGTTTGGGCCGTTGCTTGCGACTATGATTCAGCAGAGCAACACCGAAGCCAGCCAGCAACAGCAGCAGGAAGAAGAAGAGGGGAATCAATGAGCGAAGTGACTCACGGCGACAAATTGAACGTCATTATTCCCGTCGAGCATCAAAGCGCGCCGAAGGAGACGGAGGCCGACAAGGCAGTGCGCGCCGCGGCGCAGGAGATCGATGAGGGGAAATGGGTTCCGAATACCGAAGCAAAAACGGCGGTCGACGACATGAATATCGCACTCTACGCCGGGCCGCAGGCTGAAGCGCAGCGGGTCGCCGAACGAGGAAAATTCAATCGCCAGGTGTTGAACGATTTCGACCATACCCGCAACTCACTCGCGATCGGCCAGCACCCGCGCGTCATCGAAGCCCTGGCGAAGCTCGAGGAGGAAAAGCGCACCGCGCGCACGCCGCAGGAATATCTCGAAAAGACGGCCATGCTTTTCGAAATGAACGCCGCCAACAAAGCCGGCGAGCATTGGGATGGCGAGGCGCGCTGGCAGGGCAAAGAGAACGAGGAGATGCGCCGCGGCCTGATCTTGAAGCCGATCGACTTTTACGCGCGGCTCATGAGAGTGATCGGCCACGGCATGCAATGGGACGTGCGCGATTACACCGTGACGATGCGGAAGCCCGATGGATCCGCCGAGTTAAAGCGCGTTCCGACCGTTGGCAGCGGGCGAGTACTCCTCGGACGGAACGCGACCAGGATCGGCGAAGAAGGCGCCTACCGCGTGCCGTTGCTCGCGGCAATGCGGCAGTCGGTAGATCTGTCGTTGTCGGGCCGCGATTCAGAGGAGCCGGTGTATCTCTGCAGCCTGCAGTACCCGCTCGCGACCGAATGGATGGTGATGCGCTTCGATGAATTCGGCGTACCGACGAGTGCGAAGCATCTGGGCTGGAGGACGGCGCTTTTGACCATGATCCGCCTCCAGGTCATCACACCAAAGGAAGCGGAGAAGGCGTTTCCCCTGGGAACCGGCCCGGCGAGCTCCTGGTACCGCGAGCAGCTTTTCGATTGGCAGAACTATCGGCCGGAGGAGGTGCATTGAGGTGCTATCTCTCAAAACCGTTTCGTGAATGCGAGTGGTGTTCTCGGCGAGCGAGCCGCAGCATCATCTACGATCATGAGATTTGCCAGTGTTGCGCTGCGTGCTACTGGATTCTCGAAAACGCGCGGCGCTTCGCGAAGACCGAGCTGTGCATGCGCAAGCTGCGTTGCAGTGGAGTCAGCCGGTGACACTCAACGACATCCAACGCGCGGCACTCGTGCTCTACGCGGCGCGCCAGGTGGGCGCGGACGGGAACCTCGAGCAGATGAAAGCCGTGTGTTACATCCTGCGTAACCGGCAGCGGGCCGGATGGGGCGACGGCAATTGGCTCACGGTGATTGAAGAGGCGCCAAGCGTTGCCGGCAATGATCCACTCGACGAACGGCTGCGCCTGGAGGATCGCCGGCTGCAGAACCTGGCCCGCGATATCGACATGATTTTCTACAGCCAGGAAGATGATGAAATTTCGCGCGTGTGCGCACGGCAGGATAAGGACCGGCCGCCCATTTTCTATTGGTGCTTCATCCATCGGCCTATCCGAGATTGGTTCGCGAGGACGATTGCGAGCGACCCAACGAATCACAAGATGCGCGCGCAGGTCGCGTTTATGATGCTGTACGAATAGGAGCAAGAGATGCCCGCGCCGACGCCCGAAATCACGTTGACTTTCACCCTGCTCGACTACCAGGGCAACCAGCTGGGCGATGCGACGAATCCGGCGTGGCTGCGCGTGGCGCTTTGCAATTTCGGCTCAAATATCCCCCGGATCTGCGGCGCCGGAGTGATCGCCGAGGTATCGAGTTGGTTTGTCGATATCCCGTATATCGGGGTCCAAGGCACGATCGATCTTTGGGGCAACGATCAGATCACGCCGAGCGGGACTTACTACGCTATTTCGGTGCTCGATACCAACAAAAACGTGGTGCAGACGCAGCTTTATTACTTTGATCCAGGAGCACCGGAGACGATCGATCTCGCGTGCGCTACGCCTTTCAATCCGCCCAACCCGCCAGGGATCCCGCAGCTCGAGCTCGCCGCCTGCAGCGGCGCCGTACCGGGGACGGTTTACACCGCGCCTGGCGTGATCGTGCCAGGCGCCGTCTTTTACAATGGTGTGCAACTTAGGCCGGGGCTTTCTCTTCCCTTAGTCAGCTATACGCAGAGCGGAGATTCTACAATCACTCTTAACATCACCACGGAAGCGGGAGATCGCGTCGATGCGCTTTGCATCACTTAAACTCGGATTGCTCGGCCTGTTAATAGCTTGCGGCGCGGCGAGCGCGCACGCGCAGATAAACCCGAATACAAACATCAAGTGGCCGAACTGCGCGGCAGGGTCGACGGTCTATAACATCACGACGAATCAGTGCGTGCCGAATGGAACGGGCGCCGGCGTGGGGACCGCGCAAGGCACTGCACCGATCCGGGTAAACGGGCAGTCTGCCGTGCCGGCGACGGGAAACATCACCATCGATTGCCCGAACTGCGGACCCAACGGCTCGACGATCCAAATGCAGTACACTCCCGCCGGATCGGGCCAGTATGCGCTCGTGTTTGCGCAGGCATGCGTGGTCACAGCCGGGAGCTCTGCCACGAGCTGTACCGCGAATTCGGGCAACCTGCTCGGCGGCGGGAATTCAGCGATCAACTGGAATAACTACACTCTGCCGTCGTACATTCTTCCGGCGAACGTGACTTCGATCTACGAGTTTGCAATCTCGCAATCGAACATGGTGAGCGCCGCGCAGGAAGACTTTGGCATCGCTAACCCCGGCGGCGGCGGCGTAGGCAGCGGAACTTATTTCGGTGTGCCCCACGATCTATCTGGCCCTGGACTCAACCCTTACGGCCTAGTCGAAGTGACTGCCCCGTTTACAGGCTTGCCGACCAACTATTCCGCGGTGAGCCTGGTCGCGAATCGGTGCTGCAACGGAGGAGGTGCACTGGCGATCGCGCTGATCGGGCTCGAAGTGCACTACACCGGGGCCGCGCCGCCAGCCACGACGAGCTTGCAGATCCAGCCGCCGCTGGTCTATAACCCAACTACGAACGCACTCGGTATCAGTGCGGGATGGCCGAATCTGCTTTATGTTTACCCTGTGGCCCAGCTTCCAGCTCCCGCACCCTTCCAGGCTGTGGCCTTTGTGTCCGACGGCGCGACGACGACAGATTGCTCGACCGGCGGCGGGTCAGATTTTGTACTTTGCCATTGGAACGGAAGTAGCTGGGTCGGCTCCGTACCGTAAAGAGAGAGGAAAATCATGAAACAATTTTTCGCATTCGCACTTCTCGCACTGGCCGTGCTCACGGCCCACGCGCAAGCGCCGCCCGTTCCTACAGGGGCCGCGGCGGTAGTCCAAGACGGCACGATGGTCGCGTTCACCTGGAACGCTTCGCCAGGCGCAACCAGCTATAACGTCTACAGCAACGGCACTCTGCTCGGGAGTGACCCGAACGTTGGATGGCTGGTCACCAATCCGGTGGCCGGGGCCTCGTACACAGTCGCTGCAGTGAACGCATCCGGCGCCTCGGCGCAATCGGCGCCCGTGACCGTGGGCGGTGTCACCCCGCCGCCTCCCCCGCCCGCTCAGGTCAAATTTTGCGCGACGGATCCGAATCCCGCATGTGGCGTGGTGCTTACGTGGACAGCCGGAGTGCCAGCAGCCGCAACTGCCACGGTTCCAGCGCCACCGGCTGCGACCGGCTTTCTAGTTTTCCGAGGAATTCAGGGAGGGGCAGCGCCGGCCCAGATCACGCCCACGGCGCTGCCAATTACTCAAACAACCTACACCGACAACACTATCGCCGCCTCGACGACCTACCAGTATTATGTGGTTTCGGTCGACGCGGCGGGAGCCCAAAGCGTGCCCAGCAACACGGGGCAGGTGGTTGTGGCCGCTGCGCCGTCGCTCCCGACGCCTCCGACGCCCACAGACTTGACACTTTCGGTGACCAACTAAGCGCGATGCCCCGGAGTACTCCGTGAGTCTCTATCAACTGGAAAGGGTCGGAAAGCTGGAAAGAAAACTGGAACGTCTGGAAAGCCTGTTTCTAAGACAGATAAGAAACAGCGACAAAAATCTGCACCGAACAAAGGGAGCAATCGCACTGACAGAGGAACTGCTAGAACTAGAAAAACAGCTACTCCGCCGACACCATGCAGCGGGCCTTCATGGAAGCTGCAAGGCGCGCGGAGTAGTGCTATGAGCGGCTGGGATCAGGGCCGGCGTAAGAACGGACCACGGAAACCGCGCCAGCGAGCGTGGGTGAAGCCCAGCCGAATGTCTCACGGCATGTGCTCGGACTGTATTTGTAACAGACACGATGCCTGCGCCGATGATGCTTGCGAATGTATCCATCACCGGGATGAGGTTTTGATTGAACAGTTCCGCTTGCGCTATCGTCGGCGCGCCTATCAAGCGCGGGTAGCCGAGAAAGTCGCATGAAACCCTTGAAGCTGGGACGCGGGCACTGTAGGATGAAATGCGAAAGCGAGGCGCACTTTGGCCAGCCTTAAAGCGACGATCACGGACATCACCAAAGGGCCGTTCAACCTGTGGACGCTGTTTCAGGGCGGAACGATTCTCGGCGTGACTCTGAGCCCGACGACTCCCACCGTGCCCGCTGCGCCCGCGAGTTCGCTGATTGTGCAGAGCGATCCCTCGAATGGCGGAACTTCGGTCACCTATGGCGACGTGAACATCACAGGGACGGGACCAGGGCTTGTTCTCGATGCCGGGTCAAGTCTTGCTAAGCCGCTTTCGCCCACCTGGTCGGTAGCTGCGGCGACAATCGCCAAAGGCTATATCCAGGCGAGCGCGAATGGCGCGATCGTCAATGTCGAGGTGAGCTGATGAGGCTGAAGATCGCAGCTTTCTTATTGTTCGCGATCGCGGCTGCAGCGCATGCGCAGGGGCCAGGCGGCGGGATCTCCAGTCAGTCGGCCTATCGTTTCCACGGCGCGGCCACGCTGCCGGCGACGTGCGCGACCAACGATGTTGTCGGGATCCTTGGCGTGCCCTGGATCTGCGGACCGGCGAATACCTGGACAAAATTCAATAGTGGTAGTGGTAGTGGTAGTGGTTTAATTCCTTGCTCATCACTAACAGTTACTAATGGTACTTGTTCAAACGGGCTTGTCACTGCGACTAATGGAGTTTCAACGCTGACTGTCGTTGTGGGCAGCACGCCTTTAAACTTAGAGATTCACGGTGGGGGTTTAACAGCATCAGCGGCGGATCAGATTCAGGTACAACTAAATGGAGACACTACGACTGGACACTATAATACTGATAGGAGTGACGGGGCGCAGTTTAACACCACTCCCCAACTGCAACTCGGGAGCTTTGCAGGTACTGGAGGTTCTGCATCGTTCGATGCGACATTCCATAATCTCGGTGGAAGTAATGTTACTTTTAATTCTCTTGACGGCTATAGAGATGGCTCCAGTCACCAATTGTTTCAATTTTGGGGATCATGGGTCTCAACTGGAACCCTGAACACTTTTGTATTTAGCGGGTTCGCTGGTCAGAATTTCAGTAACAGTGCGACATTTAGCTTTACAGCACAGTAAAAGAAAAAAAGGAGAATTAATGAATCGAATTGGCGGCGGACGGGATCGCAGCCTTTTGTGATCGACTCTTACACTGCTCTCGCAGGGGTGAGTGCGGATGTGAGCAATGTTTGCTGGCAGATCAACTAGGGAGCCCCATTGAACCGCATTCTCACGGAGGTTAAATGAAGCTGAATTCCGCTTCTAAAGGTCACACGCCGAAGGGCGCACACGGACGGGCCGCAGTCCGGGCGATCGGGCGCACGAAAACTACCGGCAACTTCGCAAAGATTGCGGCCGCCAAAGGCAAAGGCGCGGCGATCGGTGCATACCAGAACAAATTGAAAGCGCACAAAAGCGGGAATCACGAGCCTCACAATGCGATTGGTCACCACGAATAAGATCCAGCTCGAGCAGCGGACCAAAGAGATCCTGGCCAGCGTGTTGCTGTTCGACGAAGCGCAGTTCACGCCCGACGCGGCCCTCGAGGATGATCTCGGCATGGATTCGCTCGACCGCATTGAAATCGTGATGAAGCTCGAGGAAGAACTGCTCCCAGCCGGCACGGGGATCGACGAGGAAGAGGCTGACGCCTGGAAGACGGTTGGCCAGGTCTTCGCAACTGTCCAGAAGGTGGCGCATCAATGAAGAGTTTCATCGAATCCATCAACTCAATCAATTCGCAGGTTTGGGCCTTTCTGATCCTGCTCACCGGCGGAGCGATGGTTGTCGTGTTCCACAAAAGCGGCCTCGATATCGGAATCGCCGCAGGCGTCATTGGTGCTGCGGTTCAACTTTTCCAGTCCACGACCAAGGCGCAGCTTCCGGATTCGAAGCCCGTCATGACCACGCCTGAAACTCCTCTCCCTTTACAGCCGGTGGGACCGGCGCAACCGAAAGGAATTTAGATGAAACGCTCACTCGCAACACTGGCCCTCTGCCTGATGCTGACGGCCTGCACGCCCAGCTCGACGCAACCGCAGGCCCTGGCGCCGGGCTATTCGAATTCAGCCGATCAGCAGATGGGCGAGATCCTGGCCGGAGCTCACTCCTTCTACAGCTCGATTCAGCAGCAATCGGCCAGCGGACAACTCACGTTGACGGCAGCGCAGAAAACGGCCTTCAACGACTTCGGCGTGAGCCTGAACGCGGCGCAGTCGGTTTACCTGGCCTACCACGCCGGGACAGCGACGCAGGCGGCGGCACAGGCGGCAGTGAATACCGTGCAGACCAAGCAGGCGGCACTTCCCACCCCGGCGGTGAGCCAATGAGCACAGCACCCGTAACGACAACCGGCTTCGACTGGAAAAACCTGATCCCGGCCATCGAGCTCGCGGGAAACGTCGCCTTGAGCGTGCTGATCCCTGGCGGCGCTGCGGTCGCGCCTCTGCTGGCTTCGCTTGAGGGCGCGGTGAATCCACTGCTGCAATCGATCGGCACCAAGCCCACGCCGTCGACCGAGATCATGACCGTCTACGCGACCATCATCGGAGTGCTGACGACGCTGAAACAGACGCCGGGATTGCCAGCCGCAACGCTTGCCACCATCGACGGCTACATCATCTCCGCGCAGAACGGCACGGCAGCCTACATGCAGGCGCAGAGCGGCTTTAATCCGGCGCTCTATACGCCCGTTGCCCCGATAGCATGAATTTCGCAAAAGCGGACGTGTTGATCGCTTGCAACGAAAACGGGCCGAGCTTAAAACTGGATCCAATCGCCCAGCTCGACGGCCGCGGCGTGATGGCGGCGATCGCGTCGAACGAGTCCAGTCTCGGACTGAATTGCGGTCCGCGCCACGAGCCAGCGTATGACGTCGGAGGATTTCTCGCGCAGGGCAAAGGCCAGCGGCTTCTATTGCAGCAATTCGGCCAGGCGGCCGCCTGCAGCTATGGACCGTGGCAGATGATGTTCGACAACTTCACGACCGAGGATCCGGGAGTACTCGAGACGCAGCTCACCGTCTGCGCGCTGGAATTCGTCGACTTCTTCAACAGCTACGTGATCGGGGTACGGCATGCCGTCAGCCTGAATGCCGTCAGCCTGGCTGATATCGGCGAAGTGTGGAACCGCGGCCATATCGCGCCGGATCCCGCCTACACGGCTAAATTGCAGCTAGCGTACGATGCGTGGGTGGCAGGGACCATCTAGGGCCAGAAGTGCCATGGAGGGGCATCCATGCCCTATACCAGCCAAATTTGACGCGGTTTGAGTGGTGCCCGGCGGTAACCGGGTACGAATACGGAGAGGAAAGGAGGTCGCGGAGAATCGCCAGAGCAAGTAGCCCTGCCGTAACTGGCAGGGCTTACTTTTGGTACTTGCGCGTAGTGGCATTTTGCGCGTAATGTGATGTAGGCAGTCGAGGGAGGCCGCATGGTGTCACAGCAGGAACGCAATCAAGCTCTGGTGAAGTTACCCCGGCCCGGCGCCGCGCCGGGGGAGTCTTTCACGCGCAAAGCCCTGGCGGCCGGCGCGCGGATCCATAAATCGAACTGGATCGTGCTCGGCTTCTTCCTGGCCTGCATCGCGATCGCTTGGGGGAGATGATGATGGGCTACCTCCAGTTCATGCAGCGCACCCAAGAACTTCTAGATGAAGAAAAAAAGCATCCAGAGCGGCTAATGTATCTTTCGTTTGCGGGCGAAGAAGGATGGCGCGGCGCAGTCATCATCAAGGCGCGAGGCATGGGCCACGCCGTTTTGGAATGCCATCTGCGCGGAATCAATCCACACGGGCAAGTGATGGGAATCGATATTCCAGAAGAAGAAGCTGCCAGAGTGGCGGAAGCCGACACAAACCGATTGCTGAGCCTGGAAGATTGCCAGAGGATCTGGCCAGGGTAAATGGCTACGCTCGCCGAATTGGAGCGCGGGTAGTGTAGGAAAGGGGAATCATGAGGATATTGCAGTTTTCAGCGGAGAATTTTAAGCGAATCCGGATCGTCGAGATCGTACCGACGAAGCGGATCACAACCATCACCGGAAAAAACGGCCAGGGCAAGACTAGTGTGCTCGATGCGCTGTGGGCGCTGTTCGCCGGCAAGCGCGGCATTCCCGAAAAACCTGTACGCCGTGGCGCCGACAAGAGCCGGCTGCGCGCAGTTGTGGGCGATGACGACGGCAAG